GCAACGCCGCCGCATCGGGTGAGAGTGGCAACGCCGCCGCATCCGGTTGGAGGGGCAACGCCGCCGCATCGGGTGAGAGGGGCAACGCCGCCGCATCCGGTAATCTGGGCAACGCCGCCGCATCGGGTGAGAGTGGCAACGCCGCCGCATCCGGTTGGAGGGGCAACGCCGCCGCATCCGGTTGGAGGGGCAACGCCGCCGCATCGGGTGAGAGTGGCACGGCTGTCGTAACCGGCTTCGCTGGGAGAGCGACCGCATTGGGCGAACAGTGCCTTGCTGTGGCATGGGGCGAAGATAGCCTTGCAAGAGGCACTGTGGGCAACTGGATTGTCGTTTCTGAGCGTGACGATGATGGCAACATCATTGATGTCAAAATTGCAAAGGTGGACGGCGATACCGTCAAGGCGGACACATGGTACAAACTGGTGAACGGCGAGATCATGGAGGCTTAGTAATGTATTTGTGTGATTATTGTGGGGCGGCGTTCCAGTCGTTGGATTACATCGAGGAAAAGTCCGATGAGTGCGGAAACAGCATAATTTATGTCTGCCCAGAGTGCGGAGAGGAGATTATCCCCGGAGAAGCGGATGAATGCCCGGTTTGCCACGGCTGGAAGCCGATGAAGTCTGCTATGTGCCACAAGTGCGAGCTGGAAACAATCGGAAATTTCAAGCTGGCTATACGGAAGTTCTCCGATGTGCAGCTTGATTATATTTCCGAGCTGACGGAGGGTGAGTATCTCTCGGAGTTTTTGCATAAGGGGGGCTTGGGATGATAAACGGCGTCCTCCGGTACATAAAAGCTACAGTGGAAATCCCATTCCCAGAGGGGAAAATGTGCTGTAACCTCTGCCCACTTTTGGAGACGTATTCGCGAAATCAATGCCGCCGCACGGGGGAGTATTTGCTGGACACACGAATCGTCGGGGCATATTGCCCGCTACAAGTTGTTGATGAGGAGAAAACCGAATGATGAATATCTATGAGAAAATCGCTGCAATCATGCAGGATGTCCAGTATCTGGCAAAGGACGATCATGTAGAGTTTGGCAGCACCAAATACAAGGCACTGAGCGAGGAGAAAGTAACCTCCATCATGCGTGCGGAACTGCTGAAACACAAACTGGTTGTATACCCCATCGCACAGACAGCCGGGAGAACTGGGAACATTACCCACGTGGATGTCATCTACCGCATGGTCAACGTGGAAAACCCGGAGGAATACATCGAGATTGCATCCTGCGGAGATGGCGCAGACACACAAGACAAGGGCAGCGGCAAGGCCATGACCTATGCGTTTAAGTATATGTGGCTGCGGACCTTTGCGCTTCCCACCGGCGAGGACCCGGACAAAATTTCCTCCGCCGAGCTGGACGAGAAGGAGCGGAACGCCGCTCCGGTGTGTGAGCGATGTGGAGCTGACATTGTGTCCGTCAAGAAGCGCAACGGCGAAATGTGGACGGTAAAGGACATGGTTAAGTACTCCAAGGGCCGCTACGGAGCGCAGATGTGCGCCGACTGCATGAAGGCCGCGAAGAAGGAGCAGGGCAATGTTGCAGGCTGATGTGACCGCCGCACGGTGGCAGCAGGACAGCGATGGGGCGTGGCTGTGCCTCCGGGTGCAGTCCCACGCCTCTGCAATGACCATCTGTGACGAGATGAAGCCGGACAAGCAGTATGTGGCGCAGATCAAGCGCAAGGGCAGGAGCCTTGACGCAAATGCTTATGCGTGGGTTTTGCTGGATAAACTGGCGGCACACTATGGGATTCCGAGGAATGATGTGTACCGGGAAGAAATCAGGATCATCGGTGGTGTGAGCGATGTCGTGTGCATGGTATCAAAGGCGGCGGACGAGTTCTGCCGCAGATGGGAGGCGAAAGGAACCGGCTGGATGGCGGAACAAGGGCCAAGCAAAATTCCGGGATGCGTGAACGTGGCGGTTTGGTACGGCTCCAGCACCTACGACACAGAGCAGATGTCACGGCTGATTGACCAGATCGTTGCCGATTGCCGAGAAGCTGGAATCGAGACTATGACACCGCAGGAGTTGGATGCGCTAAAATCCCGCTGGGGCGAAGCTCAACCGCTGGGAGGTGATAAAGGTGACTGATGAAAGACGGTGTTTCCTGTGCGGCAGAAATGGCGCAAGTGACCCGCTGGAGCGGCACCATATCTTCGGCGGCGCGTACCGAAACAAGAGCGAGAAATACGGCCTTGTGGTGTATCTCTGCGGCGATCGGTGCCATAGAAATGGGCGTCTATCCGTACACCGCAACGGAAATCAAATGCGTATGCTACGCCGACATGGTCAGTTAAAGGCCATGCGGGAGCAGGGCTGGACGGAAGATGACTTCCGGCGAGAATTCGGAAAAAGTTATTTGTAAGGAGGAAAACGATGGTAAACAGAATGATTTTGCAGGGGCGGCTTTGCTCTGACCCCGAATTGCGCCGCACCAACAGCGGAACAGCGGTGTGCAGTTTCCGTGTGGCATGGAGCGAGAAGGTAAAGGACAGAGAAACGAAGCTGTTTCTCTCCTGCGTGGCATGGCAGAGCACGGCAGAGATGATTTGCAAGCACTTTTCTAAGGGCAAGGAGATCATCGTGGAGGGCAAACTTTCCAGCCGGGAATACGAGGATAACAGCGGCAACAAGCGCACGGTGGTGGAGCTGACGGCGGACCGGGTACATTTCAGCGGCAGCAAGGACAGCGCACCACAGAAGCCCGCACAGACATTAGAGGAGATTTCCGAGGACGACGGCGATTTGCCGTTTTAAGGCGGTGCGCCGATGCCGAACAGAATCATACGCGAGAGCATCTGCACCAGCGACAGCATAGATGGGCTTTCGTGGTTCGAGGAGGTCTTGTTCTATCGGCTGATTGTTTCTTGCGATGATTTCGGACGCTATGACGGACGGGCCGCGATTATCAAAAACAGGCTATTCCCTTTGAAAGAAAATCTTACTCTGAAAACTGTAGAAAACGCCCTTCATGGACTGGCGAGTGCTGGATTGGTTGCCCTTTATACTTCACAGGGCAAGCGCTTCCTCTACCTACCAACATGGGGTAAGTATCAGAACCAGAGAGCAAAGGAAAGCAAATATCCTGAGCCTGTAGAGCCTACGCGAGCAGATGAAATCATTTGCAAACAAATGAATGCAGATGTTCCCGTATTCGAGAATCGAGAATCGGGAATCGATATACGAGAATCGAGAAGCGAGAATAATGCGCGCGAGGCGCGCTTCTCTCCGCCTTCTTTGGCCGAAGTTCAGGCTTATATCTCCGAACGGGGGTCTGCGGTTGACGCACAGCAGTTTATTGACTTCTACGCCTCCAAGGGCTGGATGGTTGGGAAAAACCGCATGAAGGACTGGAAGGCCGCCGTCAGAACATGGGAGAAGCGCAGAAAGGAGGAAGCCGGTGAACAGCCAACAAAGCAAGAATACCATGTCGGAACATGGCTGTGACATCTGCGGCGGGCTGGGCTACACCGTCCGGCGCACGGAAAGCGGAGAGCTGGTGAGCAGAACCTGCAAATGCGAGATCATCCGCCGAAGCAGGATGCGCATGGAGCGTTCTGGGCTGGCCGGTCTGCTGGACAGTTGCACATTCGGGACATTCCAAACGCGGGAGTATTGGCAACAGGCCGCAAAGCAGGCGGCGGAGAAGTATTTGACCGACTGGAAAGGCAAGTGGTTTTTCATCGGCGGCTCTCCCGGCACTGGGAAAACACACCTGTGTACGGCGATTTGCGCCAAGCTGATGGACGGAGGAATCCCAGTGCGGTATGTGCAATGGCGGGGAGATATTCCGGCAATCAAGGCAAAGACCAACGATGCCGAAGCATACGCCGAAGCCATGCAGCCGCTGAAAACCGTACGTGCGCTGTATATCGACGATTTTCTCAAGGGGAGCATAACGGATGCCGACAAAAACATCGCCTTTGACCTGCTGAATGCCAGGTATATCAACCCGGACGCAATCACGATCATCTCCACGGAGCTGACCATTGACCGCATTTTGAGCTGGGACGAGGCAATCGGGAGCAGGATCAACCAGAGGGCGAAGGATTATATGTTGAACATCGGCAAAAAGCAGAATTGGAGGCTGCAATGACAAAACGGGAGGAACGGAGATGAAGCACCTCGGCGATATCACGAAAATCAACGGGGCAGAAATTGAGATCGTGGATGTTATCACGGGCGGATCGCCTTGTCAGGATTTGAGCATTGCAGGGAAACGCGCCGGATTGGCGGGCGCAAGAAGCGGATTGTTCATGGAGCAGGTCCGCATCGTAAAGGAGATGAGAGAGCATGACAGAGCGAACGGACGGACAGGTGACATGGTCAGACCTCGGTTTATGGTGTGGGAAAACGTGCCCGGAGCCTTCAGCAGCAACAAAGGGCGAGACTTCGCAGCAGTCCTCGAAGAGATCATCCGCATCGCAGAGCCGGAAGCCCCCGATATTGAAGTGCCTGAAAAGGGCTGGCCAACTTGGGGGGGTTACCACGATGAAGTGGGAGGACGATGGAGCGTGGCTTGGCGAGTGCATAACGCGCAATACTGGGGAGTCCCCCAACGCCGCCGTCGGATCTCGGTTGTCGCAGATTTTGGAGGCGACACCGCAGGGGAAATACTCTTTGAGCGCAAAAGCGTGTCAGGGCATCCTGCGGAGAGCGGAGCGGCGAGGGAAAGACTTGCCGGAAACGCTGAAAGCGGTGCTTCTTATGCAGTCCGAATCATGGGGGGCTGTGACGGAGGAGGAAAAGGCGCTTTAGTGCAGGAGGACAAGAGCGGAACGCTCGGCACCGGTAACGACCAGACGATTTTCTGCTTGCAGGGAAACGGCATTGACCGCGCAGACACTGCTGGATGCAACGGGAAAGGATGGCGGGAGGACACGAGTTATACCTTGAACACCATCGACCGACCGGCGTTCTGCGCGGGAGTAAGATGCCTGACACCGTGGGAGGCACAAAGCGCACGGGTGTATGACCAAGATGGTGTATGGCATAGTTTAAACGCCAATGAAAACGGTGGCATGGCGCGGGATAGCGTGATGTGCGCCGGGTTTAAGCTCGGCAATAGTGAGCAGGCGCGAAGTATCGGATACGCCGAAGAGCAATCGCCCACGTTGAACGCAGAGTGTGGGGGGAATAAACCGGCGATTTTCTGCATGGCTACACAGCAAGGCGGGGCCGATGTGCGAAGCGATGACCTCGCACCGACCTTGACCGCAGCGGCGGGCATGAGCGGGAACAACCAGCCGATTGTATGCCTGAACGATCAAGGCGGGAATGTGATGGGCGTGAGCCATGATGTTTCCGGGACGCTGAGAGCACAGGAGCATGGGCACCAGCCCTCCATTCTGGATATGAGCCATGCTTGCGATGTCATCCGAGACTGCGGCGAGGTCGTTCCCAGCCTGCAAGCAAGAATGGGCACGGGCGGGAATCAAGTGCCGCTGACGTATCAAATGCAAGGGTTCGGAGATTACCACGCCGGAGAGGTTGCAAGCAGTTGCAAGCAACGGGACTTTAAGGATAGCACAGACCTTGTGTGTGCCGTTGATTTGCAGAACACCGTGAGGACGGGCATGATCGTGCGCCGCCTGACGCCGTTGGAATGTGAACGGCTGCAGGGCTACCCGGACGGCTGGACAGACATTGGCGAGTGGATGGACAGCAAGGGCAAGCGCCACAAGGATGCGGACAGCCCCCGGTACAAGGCGCTGGGCAACTCCATCGCATTGCCCTTCTGGGACTTTCTGGCAAAGCGTATCAGTGCGCAATATCTTCGCCCTGTTACGATGGGCAGTTTATTCGACGGTATCGGCGGCTTTCCGCTGGTGTTCGAGCGGCACAACGGCAAGGACACGGCACGCTGGGCAAGCGAGATCGAGGAATTTCCTATCGCCGTGACGAAACTGAGATTTGGGGAGGATTGACATGACCACATTACGCATGATTCCCGGCATTACATACACCCGGAAAAACCTTGAAGCATTGACCGGTATGCCGGACAGAGAGAACCGCCGGATGATACGGGAGCAGAGGCGGCAGGGTGTGCCTATCGTTGCCATGAAAGACGGCGGCTACAAGCTGGCGGAAACGGAGGAAGAAAAGCAAGCCTTACTTTCCATGTACCGCAAGCGGGCATTGGACGAGCTGGGGACATACCGCCGCCTTGCCAGAGCTATGCAGGTGGACGGGCAGATGGAGATGGGATGTGGAAATGGAACGGTTTAACACTCCGCTGACGAAAGAGGCGGCGAAATCACTGCTGGCTTTGGATTTAGAGGACAAGGTGATTACCAGCTACGAGAAGCTGGACGAGTGGTACACCGCGTGGGGCGGCCAGTGTTATGTGTCATTTTCCGGAGGAAAGGACAGTACGGTGCTTTCATATTTGGCTGCAAGGTATCTATCGTCGTTCCGCACACCTCCGTGGCCGCTGAATCTTGTGTTTGTTAACACAGGCCTTGAGTACCCGGAGATACAGAAGTTTGTCAATGAGTACGCAGATTGGCTGCGGAAGGAGTTCCCTCGCGTGCCCGTCAACCTCCACCGCCTGCGCCCGAAGATGAACATTCGGCAGGTGGTGACGAAGTACGGGTACAGCATCGTGAGCAAAGAGGTGGCGGGATATGTCAGAGATGCCCGCAGGAACCCAAACGGCTTGAGAATGAAGCGGCTGCGAGGGGAAGCCGTGCGAAAAGACGGTCAGCCGTCTGTCTACAACTGCGAGAAATGGGAATATCTGTTGTACGCACCGTTTGTAATCTCCTCGACGTGCTGCGCCATTATGAAAAAGTCACCGCTGAAAACCTACGCACACAAAACCGGGCAGCAGGCTACAACAGCGACGATGGCGGAGGAAAGCAGATTACGCATGACGTATTGGTTGAATACCGGCTGCAACGCCTTTGAGGGAAAGCGACCGATGGGCAAGCCCATGAGCTTTTGGACGGAGCAGGATGTGCTTCGGTTTATCGTGGAGCGCCAAATACCCTACGCCAGCGTGTGCGGCGACATCGTGGCCAGCGACGGCGAAAACGACTACGATGCAACGCTACCGGACTGCAAGCTGCACTGCACTGGCTGCCAGAGAACGGGGTGTGTTTTCTGCGGATTTGGAGCGCACCTCGAAAAGGGCGAAAACCGCTTTGAGCGCATGAAACACACACACCCGAAGCACTACGAATTCTGCATCGGCGGTGGGGCGTATGACCCTGTGGACGGCTTGTGGAAGCCCACTGAAAAGGGGCTTGGATACGCCAGAGTATTGGACTACATCGGAGTGAGGTATTGAAATGAGCATAAAAATTACCATACCCCTGCCGCCGGTTACAAAGAAAAACAGCCAGCGCATTATGCACAGCAGCAAGACAGGGAAATCGTTTATCATGCCGTCGCAGAAGTACATCGACTACGAGGCAAAAGCTGTGTGGTACTGCAAAAAGGCTGGTGTGCATGAGCCGATCGATTATCCAGTGGAGGTTAAATGCCTGTTTTATATGCCCACCAAGCGGCGAGTGGATTTAACCAATCTTCTGGAAGCTGTTGACGATGTGATGGTCAAGGCGCGTGTGCTGCTGGACGATCACTGCGGCATTATCGTCAGTCATGACGAAAGCCGGGTGCTGTACGACAAGGAGACCCCACGGACGGAGGTGAGCATAACCGCCTATGAATGATTTTGACTATGACATCGTGCAGAAAAAGCGTGTTGCAAGAGGTGCGTTTGCCCATGTAAACCGTAAGCGTGGGAAATGCAGATTGCCCAGTGACTATCTCACTGCGGCGCAGAAAAAGGAGATGAACGGAGCGGTGAAAACTTACAACATCACGCGGCCTATGCCGTTGGATGAATTCAAGGGAATGCCGGACGATCTGCAGCGAGAATACCTGCGGAATATGCAGAGTTGTGGAGGGGCAGCTACATACCTTGCAGATGAGATGGGCTGTTGCAGCGCCACCATCAGAGAATATGGAGAAAAGCTGGGCGTGCCGTTTGTGCGAGGTGGTCGGAACCTTGACTTGTGGCAAAAGAAACTATCGGAGTGGCACACAGCCGAAGTGACGGCAGCAGAAACGCCGGAGAAGCAGACCGACGAAATTGCCCCACCCGCAATGGGTGCAGAGCTGCTGCACGCACGGCTCACTATCCGGGGAGACTGGGAAAACGCTTTGCTGGACTTGTAGAAAAGCGTATGGAAAATGCTCATGGACAGAAGTAGACTACACAAAAAAGGGCTGGCCTATACGCTTTGAGCCGGTAAATGGATGGAATGCAATTCCGACCAAAAATGAAAAATACACATCGGTTTTGGTGGTAAGTTGCCCAGAGTACGATCCTGATGATAGAAAGGAGGATACACATGACGGCAGATTTTGCGGGTATGGGGAAGCGCCTGCGGGAGGCGAGGGAGAAGGAACTTATGTCGCAGAATGATTTGGCTTTGGAATCTGGTGTAGCACCATCGACAATCAGCTATATTGAGTGTGGACACAGCACCGCATCGGTGTGGGTGCTGGCACATATCTGTGATGCGCTTGGGGTATCTATGCAATGGATGGTATACGGGAGAGGAAGAAAATGAGCAGAAAGAGCATATTTACAGTTGCCGGAGGTGCGGCCATTGGTCTGCTGATTGCCGCCGGGATATTGTGGGGGGAGCTGATTGCCGCCGAAGCAGAATATGCGGTGGAGCAAGAGCCTGATTTGCCTCCGGTGGCGGAAGCAATCCGCCAAGAAACGCCACAGGAAGCCGCCTACACGAACGAAAGCACCATGACCGTGACAGCATACTGCCCCTGTGAAAAATGCTGTGGAGCGTATTCAAACGGCTATACAGCCACAGGAGCGAAAGCCACACAGGGCGTGACCATCGCAACGGACCCGGATGTTATCCCGATGGGTACGGAGGTTGAGATTGATGGGCATATCTACATAGCGCAGGATGTGGGCGGAGCAATCAGCGGAAACCGCATTGACCTGTACTTTGATAGCCACGAGGACGCACTCCAATGGGGTGTTCGGGAAAAGACTGTGAGGTGGAACGATGGAAAGACTGACATTTGATGGGAACTTCTGCGACATTGCGCAGTGCCGGGAGCTGCCTTGCCAACACGGCGGGAACTGCTCACAAAAGCAAGTGTGGGAGCGGCTGAAAGCCTATGAGGACACGGGGCTTGGACCGGAGGAAGTCGAAAGGTCTAAACTGGAAATCGAAGCCGGATGCGTTAAAGCAATAGCAAGAACATACGGGATTGACATCAATCGTCTACGGAAATTAGCCGAGGCCGACGAGGACGGTCGGGTGGTATCCGTGGAGGAGATCACCCCGTGGAAGCAGGAGGTGATAGAGCGTGGATGAATTGAAACCGTGCCCGTTTTGTGGTGGAGATGCAGAAAAAGGATATATTAAGAGAAAGAGGTTATTTGCCGCTATGCGCTTTCCTTACAACACACATTACGTCTATGTGAAATGCAAAGTGTGTGGTGCTACGAGTAGAGTCTATGTTGCCATAGAGAATGCAATCGAAGCATGGAACAGGAGGGCCGTCAATGGCTGAATACATCGAGCTCACGGAAGAACTCATGCTTGCCATGAATGCCGGGGCGAGAGCAATCGAGAACACAAAGCGCTATCACGGTGCTGTTTATACCAAAGATGTGTTTGCAGATAACTCACAGGAAATCCCGTACTTGCTGGCTGCCAAAGTGTTGAGGGAAGTAAGCGATGCTCCCGCCGCTGATGTGGCCACGGTGGTACATGGGTGGTGGGAAAGAGAGCCATCATCTTATTGGAGGTGGACGTCGTCTGGTGCGGTAGCGGTTACGCGTACCACTTACAGATGCGGTCTCTGTGGACGGGGAACCGCCGTAAAATCTAACTACTGCCCCAACTGCGGGGCAAAGATGGACGGAGGTGACGACGATGCGGCTGATTGATGCGGAAGAGTTAGAGCGCTTATTTAACGAACAACTTGAACAAGGTGTAGGTGTAATAGGTGCGTTTGATGCGTTTTATGATGCTTTGCAAGACACGCCCACCGTTGACGCTGTTCCGGTGGTACGGTGTAAGGACTGCAAACATTGCAGGGAGCTAAACCGGAAAGACCGGATTGAAGAAGCGTATGCTGACGGTGTTTTGTGGTGTACGAACCAATCAGATGGTGTGTGGCCTGATGATTACTGCTCCTACGGGGAGCGAAGAGGTGGCGAGGATGGCTAAGCCCAGTGCATTTTTGCAGCGGATGGAGGCTAAGCACCGGCAGAACATGGAACTGCAGCGGCTTTTTACCATCCAGCAGTGCGAGGACATGATGATCATCACGCTGGGGCAGGACTTTGGATTCGGCCCCAAGCGGGCCATGGAGGCGCTGGATGCCTTCCGGGAGACCTTCCGGTCCTTTGCCCGGCTCTGCGTGGAGGACGCAGGCGGAGATCAGGAGATCGCCTATACCAAGGAGACCATCGACCGGGAGCTGCGGCGCATCATGGGGGAGGGCTTCCGCCCGTGGGAGGAGCGGTACCCGCCGGAGGTCTTTAAGTAAGCAAAAGAGAGAGGGCACCCGTGGCGGGTGTCCCCTCTGAGCGGTTTAAGCTGGTAAACAGCGCGGAGTAAAGGAGGACAAATGAGCAAAAAGGCGACACTGCCTTATGATGTGCGGTTGGAGTGCATTGCTTATGTGCGTGGATATCCGCGCCGGGTGCAGGCGTATCGCGAGGCACGAGCGGAGATCATGGACGGGACACATAGTACTACGGAGGGCATGCCAAGAGGACGAGGTGCCGGCAGACCCGCCGAGAGCAAGGCGGAGCAGCTTGCCGCCATAGAAAACTGGCCGGAAACCAAGAAAATGCGGGCAGTGGAATACGCCATAGATCGATGTGGGCGGGATTTGGAGAGTGAGAGCATCCGCAAACAGCTTACACAGGGAATCATGCGCAACTGTCAGGGCAAGCACAAGTATTCCCGCAACAAGATTGTTGTTCCGGGGATAAGCGAAGCAACATTCCGCCGGAGAAAAGAAAGATTCCTGTTCGACATTGCTACATATTGTGGTTTTGCAGGAAAAGATGAGCCAAATTCCACCTAATGATGTGCTAAAATAGGTACAGTGGATGATAAGGCATAGCCATCCACCCGTCTTTCCACTCAACCCGTTTCCTCCATCTTATGCGCCGCCGGTATTGGGCGCACCTTCTGGCACCGCAAGGTCATACCGGCACAAACAGCCTGTAGGGAAACCTATGGGCTGTTGTCATATGCCGTGCGCTCGTTGCACCCCGCGATCAGGGGCGGGAGGTCGCACCTCCCACACGGCACAAATATATGCGGGCGGAAGCTGGGAGGAATCAGCTCCGATAGTAAAATTTCGGGTTCGCAGGTTCGAATCCTGTCGCCTGCACAAGAGGCCGGGTAGCGCCCGGACACTGTGAGACCGTTCGTCGTGGCTCACATGGAAATGACAATGCTCGCTGAAAACTGCGCGTGAGGATGCGTCCTCCTTGCCATGACCGAACAGCGGCGCTTGAGATGCTTGCGGGGCCTCAAGCGGGCATGAGCGTGTGACAATCTAAGCGGGAAGACGGCCAATATGCGGCATAGGTGCCCCGTAAGGGGAGACCACAGCGAGTGACGGGGACTTTCCCTGAAGCGCTAAAGCAGGGCAGGACTGCAATGCCGCACCAAAAGCGGAGAGCCGCTGCCGTGGGCAAATGGCATAGCGCCTGCCCGGAAGTGCGGCTATACCGCTCAGAAGTGAGCTGTGGAAAAGACATTGCCACCTGCTGGCAAACTGTGTAACCCATGTTTGAGAGCTTCCAGAAGGCCGCATGGGAGGGGAAAGACTGTTACTGTAGCCAAGGGGTGGGGGCTGGTAGCAAAACATGAGGACAGAAAAATCAACAAGAAAGGATTGATAAAAATGCTGGTTGAAATCATGAAATTTGGCAGGGAAGAGCAGCCCATTGTTTCGAGCCTTGACGTCGCTGATACGTTTGGTAAAACGCACCAACACGTTTTGAGGGACATTCGCGAGCTTGGATGCAGCGAAGAATTTAATGCGTCCAATTTTGGACAGATTATTTACACCGATAATAGGAACAGGACGCAACATGCAATAGCAATGACACGAGACGGGTTTATGTTGCTTGTCATGGGATATAATGGCGAACTTGCCATGAAAATCAAAGAATCCTATATCAGGCAGTTTAATGCGATGGAAGCCACATTGCGTGGGAAACAAATTGAGCGCGAAAAGGGCATTGCGGTACGGCAGGCACTGACAAAGGCATTGCAGCAGTCAACCGAAAATGAGCGGATGCACGGCCACGCGTATTCCAACTATACCAACTGCATCTATAAGGCTCTGTTCGGGAAGGATGCAAAACAGCTGCGGGAAGGATACGGAATTGGCGACAAGGGCAATCCCCGCGATTGCTTTTCTGCTGACGAACTGGCCGCAGTACAGTCTATGGAGCGGCTTGTGAGTGGGCTTGTAGATTGCGGCTGGGGCTATGACAGGATAAAAGACTTTATAACAGAGACGAATACAAAATGTATTGGCGCATAAATGGAAGAGGGGGGATATGTGCGAGAACTGCTATCTCCGCTTTTTGGAAGAATACGAAATACAGGAATGTATGTAGACAAACATACTTTAACGAGATTGACGTTGTTGCAAACAATATGCGAGGTGGTGACAATGGCTGCGCGTCTTACAGACCGGCAGAAAAAGAAAATACTGGCGGACTATGTGCAGACGAATAACTATTGCGCCACAGCGAAAATCAACGGCGTGTCCGCAACGACGGTTAAGAACCTTGTGCGGGCGAATGCCGACATTGTGGAAAAGTGTGAGCAAAAAAAGGAAGAGAACACCGCCGATGTGATGGAGTACATGAACGACCACAAAGACCTTGTGTGTTCGTTCATCGGCAAGGGGCTTGAAATGCTTAACGACCCGGAAAAGCTGGCGGCGGCGAATCTCAGCCAAATCACAACGGCAATGGGAACGCTGATCGACAAGTGGGCGATGATCGGCGGAAGCCCTGCCGACACGGTAAGGGAAGATGCGCTTAGTCAGAGCCTAAAGGAAATGGCAAAGGAGATTGAGAGCGATGAATAGGTATATTAGAGTTCGTGACTTCAATGGGAATGAGCAGTTGATAGCTATGAACAGCGTGAGAGCGGTTCACAGAGTTGATAGAGAGGAAAGAGCGGACATTGTTGAGGACTATAACGGGAGAATGTACGAGTGTTTGCACGATCTAATTCAATACCCGTCGGTTAAAGACTGCATTGTAGAGCTATGATTAGCCAAAAGCAAGCAAAAATCCTTGCTTTCCCCTATTCCAAGTATGACGCGCTGATCTGCGACGGTGCCGTGCGTTCCGGCAAGACCTCCATTATGATGTGGGCGTTTGTCCGCTGGGCAATGGAGAATTTCAGCGGTCAGCGTTTCGGCGTGTGTGGCCGCACGGTGGATAGCTGCACCAAGAATATCATCGTGCCGTTTACGGCGATGAGCCTTGCAAAGGAGCGTTATATCATCCGCTGGCGGCGCGGCGACAAGGTGATGGAAGTGCGGCGGGGAGCCGTGACGAATTACTTTGAGGTGTTCGGCGGCAAAGACGAGGCAAGCTATACGCTGATCCAAGGCCGCACGCTGGCGGGTGCGCTGCTGGACGAGGTGGTATTGATGCCGCGCTCGTTCGTGGAACAGGCGCTGACCAGATGCTCCGTAGACGGTGCGAAACTGTGGTTCTCCTGCAACCCCGGAAGCCCGCAGCACTGGTTCTATCTGGAGTGGATCAAGCGGCATAAGGAGCGCAATGCTCTGTATCTGCATTTTGAAATGACGGACAACCCCGGCCTGAGCGAAAAGACGCTGGAACGCTATCAATCTATGTTTTCTGGCGTATTCTACGACCGCTATATTCGCGGCTTGTGGGTGTTGGCCGAGGGGCTGATCTATCCCATGTTTGACGAGAGCTGCATTGTGGACAAGCTGCCGGAAACGGGAGAATACTATGTGTCCTGCGACTATGGCACACTGAACCCATTTTCCGCAGGGCTGTGGCGCTGGGATGGCAAAACGGCTACGCGCGTCCGCGAGTATTACTATTCCGGGCGAGAGAGCCAAAAAAACAAGACAGACGAAGAATATGCCGACGAAATTGAAAAGCTCATCGGGGATGCGGATGTTAAAAGCATCATCGTTGACCCGTCTGCTGCTTCGTTTATTGAGGTTTTGCGACGGCGCGGATATATGGTCAGAAAAGCCAAAAACGATGTGACGAACGGCATTATGACAACGGCGCGGTTTTTGCAAGACGGCATTCTCAAGGTGCATCGTGGCTGCAAAGACTGCATCCGCGAGTTTGGGCTATATCGGTGGGACGAAAAATCCGCCGACGACAGGCCAATCAAGGAAAACGACCACGCAATGGACGAAACGCGCTATTTTGCCTATACGATTTTGAAAAATAAGGCGTATAAGCGCGATTACGTCCCCATTTGGAGCAGATAGGAGTGAGAGGCTATCAAAACTTACAATGACCTTGTTGCGGTCGGAGAAAGTGACCAGGCGCGGATTGGGTTTATTCGCGGAGCAATCAACGAGCATCGAAGCTCACACGCATACAAGACGGCGGCGGATGCTGAGGAATATTACAATGGCCTGAATCCGACCATTAACCGCTATGAAAAGATCATCTACGATATGCAGGGCCGTGCCCACACGGATATGTGGACGGCAAACCATAAGCTGGCCAGCCGTTTCTTCGGCCTGGCGGTGGATCAGGAAGTTTCATATCTGCTGGGCAACGGCGTAACCTTTGCGGAGAAGGAAACGCCGAACAAGCTATGCCCGGACTTTGACCAGGAAGTCATGGATGCGGCGCGGGCGGCGAAAATCGCAGGCGTATCCTTCGGCTTTTGGGATTTGACGCATCTTCGGGTGTTCTCCCTGCTTGAGTTCGTCCCCCTCTATGATGAAGAGGACGGCGCGATGAAAGCCGGTATCCGGTTCTGGCAGGTGGCACAGGATAAGCCTATGAGAGCGACGCTGTATGAGATCGACGGCTTTACCGAGTATTTCCAGCCCAGCGGCGAGGATATGGCCGTCATGCAGCCAAAGCGCAGCTATAAGCTGATCGAGCGCAAGGCGGAAGTCGGCGAAACAGAGATTTACGACGGCGGGAATTATCCGAGTTTCCCCATCGTCCCGCTGAAAAACAACAAGCGGTGTCTCTCCGAAATCGTCGGCAAGCGCAACACCATTGACGCGCTGGATCTGGCGTCCTCGAACATGGTTAACAATGTGGATGAGGGCAACCTGATTTATTGGGTGCTGTCTAACTGCAACGGCATGGACGACCTCGACGATGCAAAGTTTGTGGAGCGCTTGAAAACCACGCACGTTGCCCACGCCAACGGCGATGATGGCGCAAAGGTGGAGAGTAAAACCATCGAGGCACCCTATGAGGGCACCAGCAGCACCATTGATATGCTCAAGAAAAAGCTATACGAGGATTTTCAGTGCTTTGACGCGGCGGCGGTATCTGCCGGGAACCAGACGGCGACCGCGATCAAGGCCAGCTATGTGCCGCTGGATCTGAAAACAGACAAGTTTGAATCCGAGGTCACGCGGTTTATTGTGGAAATCCTGCGTCTGGCGGGCATTGAGGACAAGCCGAGTTATACGCGCAATCAGATCATCAACAAGAGCGAGGAAACGCAGAACATTCTTCTGGGTGCGGCGTATTACGATGACGAATACATCACAAAGAAGCTGCTGACGATCAACGGTGACATTGACCAGTACGAGGACATGGCAAAGCGGAAGGCTGCAGAAGAGATTGACCGGAGCTTTGCGGAACCGGATGCGCCGGAGGTGAACGGCGATGGCGAACAGTGACCTCGGACACAAGCTGACCGATAAGGAGCTTGCGAAGCTGGAGCGGCGTATTGCAACGCTATACCGCGAGGCGGGGGAAGAACTGCAAGCTACCATCGACGCATATTTTGAGCAATTCAAAAAGCGAGACGAGGAAATGAAGGCGATGATCGGCACCGTGCAAAACGGCAAGGAATGGACGGAGGCCGACTATAAGCAATGGCGGCTCAACCAGATCGGGCGCGGGAAACGCTATCAGGCAATGCGCGATAAGGTGGCGCAGAGGGCGACCGACGCAAACGCTGTGGCGGTTTCCTATACCAACGATGCGACGCCGGGTATTTACAGCCTGAACCGCAATTATGCGGATTACACCATTGAACAGGTCGCTGGGGATATCGGCTTTGACCTGTGGGACGAGCAGACGGTAAAGCGGCTTATGGTAGAGCAGCCGGACTTAATGCCGTACTACCCAAAGGACAGAGCACTGAAACGCGGTATCGACCTCGCGTATGGCAAGAAGCAAATCACGGCAAGCGTCACCAGCTCCATCTTGCAGGGAAAGAGCATCAAGCACATGGCGGATGATCTGCAAAAGCGCATTACCACCATGAGCCGCGATTCCGCCATCCGCACCGCCCGTACAGCCGTGACCGGCGCACAGAATGCCGGACGCATGGACAGCTACGCAGCGGCGGAGAAGATGGGGATAAAGCTCAAAAAAGAATGGTTGGCTACGCTGGACGCGCGTACACGCCACTCTCATGCCATGCTTGACGGCGAACAAGTGGCGCAGGACAAGAAGTTTTCTAACGGTTGCCGCTTTCCCGGCGACCCACAAGGACCACCGTGGGAGATATATAACTGCCGCTGTACGCTGATTGCCGCCGTGGATGGGGTAGATACATCAGACGGGCTGCGTAGGACACGCGACGGGCTTATATCTGACATGACATATGCGCAGTGGGAAGCGTCAAAGCGAGGATATGATGGGAAACAACTGTCAGCGTACCATAACGGGAATAAAAACACGGCCAAAGACGTAACGAAAAAATACATTGAAAATGCCACGCCACGCATGGGCAAAGTGCGATATGAGAACGGATATCGCATAAAAGACCACAAAACAGAAATAGAGGTTGCAGACCAGCTCAGAGAGCAATTAGGTGGGAAGATCGTACTGCTGAAAGAAGCAAATACACAGGGGGCAAAAACACCGGATTATCTGTGGCGCGGAAAACAATGGGAACTTAAAAGCATATCAACCGCAAAAGCCGCAGATTCCGCAGTACGAAGTGCTATAAAACAAATTAAAAGCAATCCCGGAGGAATTATATTGCAGTGCGGCAATGGCATTGACGAAAATGAATTGAAAAGAACTGTGGACATGAGAGCACGCAGAAAGCAAGATTTTGACTTTGACATAATTGCAATCAATGGTTCGGGGGAATTGCTGTTTGCGAGAAGATACAAAAAATGAGCCGCCCCCCCGCCAATGGGCAGAGGTTCGGCTCGAAAAACGGAAACATAAGTTTCCTCACTGTCAGTATATGCAATCCCCGTAAAAAAGTCAAGAGGTATTTTGTGATGAGCGTTGAAATCACCGACAACAGCAAAGAAGTCTCTGCCGCCATCAAAGCGGCGCTGCTGCGCGGGCTTGAAAAATGCGGGCTGGTGGCAGAGGGATATGCGAAAAAGCTATGCCCTGTTGACACCGGCAACTTGCGGAACAGCATTACCCATGCGGTAGACGAGCAGGAACCGGCGGCAATCATCGGAACGGATTCTGAGTACGGTGCGTATGTGGAATTAGGAACCGGCATTTACGCCGAAGGTGGCGGCGGACGGCCTACACCGTGGGTGTATCAGGACGCAAAGGGAAATTGGCATTACACGCGTGGCAACAAGGCACAGCCGTTTTTGAAACCTGCTGCCGCCGACCATGCCATCCAATACCGGAAGATATTGGAGGACGAACTGAAATAGGAGCTAATTGCTTACAAATTGTATGCAGTTGGCCCTTTTTGTTAATTACCGCAAAGGACAGCGGTTTTTATAAAACTATCGTTTCCGAAGGAACGGAACCGAAGAAAAGGAGATAGTGTCATGGCACTTACACGAAAACTTTTGAAGGGTATGGGGCTTACCGATGAGCAGGTTGATACCATCATCGAGGCGCATACCGACACCGTGGACGGCCTAAAGGCGGATGTGACCCGCTACAAGGCCGATGCGGAGAAGCTGCCCGGCGTTCAGAAGCAGTTGGACGACCTCAAGGCAGCGGGTGACGGCGGTTACAAGGAGAAGTACGAGAAGGAACACTCGGCCTTTGAAGCCTTTAAGACCGACATCACGGCAAAGGAAAGCAAGGCGGCAAAGGAAAAGGCCGTGCGTGCTTACTTTGAGAGCAAAAACATCACCGGCGCGAATTTAGACCTTGCGATGCGCGGCTGTGGCGAAGAAATGGCCGCATTGGAGATGGACGGCGAAAAGATCAAGGACACCAAGAGCCTTGATGCACTCGTAGACGGCACCTACAAGGGGCTTGTCTCCACCACGCAGACGCACGGGGCGAATCCCGCCAACCCCCCGGCAAACACCGGCGGCGCAAAATCCCGAGAGGACATCTACAAGAAGGACGATAAAGGCCGCTATGTGATGTCTACGGCGGAGCGCCAGAAAGCGCTTGCCGATCTGATGGCAAGCGAAAACAACTGATTTTTTGAAAGGAGCTATTTATGGCTGCGAAAACTAATGTAACAACTTCCGCGCAGTTTACTACTTCCGCACGCGAGGTGGATTTTGTGTCCCGCTTTGCTGACAACTGGGACGCGCTGCGCAACATCATGGGCATCATGCGTCCCATTCGCAAGGCCCCCGGCACGAAGCTGGTTTCCTACAAGGCCAGCGTGGACGGCGGTCTCAAGGGCGGCACCGTGGCAGAGGGTGACGAGATCCCCTTTACCAAGATGAAGGTGGCGCCTGTTGCCTATGGCGACATCGACATTTCCAAGTATGCCAAGAGCGTGACCATCGAGAGCGTGGCAAAGTACGGCGCTGACGTTGCCGTGGAGAAGACCGACGAGGCTTTCCTCGTGGCCCTGCAGAACAAGGTCCTGACCGACTTCTACACCTTCCTCGGTACCGGCACTTTGAAGGTGACCGAGAAAACGTGGCAGCGTGCTCTGGCTATGGCTAAGGGCAAGGTGCTGGACAAGTTTGCCGGTCTGGATAAGGACGTAACCGAGGTGGTGGGCTTCGCCAACATCATCGACGCTTACGATTACCTGGGCGACAAGGAGATCACCGTGCAGACGATGTTCGGCATCAACTACGTGGAGAACTTCATGGGCTACCGCACCCTGTTCCTGCTGCCCGAGAAGTACATCGCCTCCAAGAAGGTGATCGCTCTGCCCGTGGAGAACATCGACCTGTACTATGTAGACCCGAGCGACAGCGACTTTGCCAAGCTGGGGCTGAATTACACCGTGAAGGGCGAGACCAACCTGATCGGCGTCCATGTTGACGGCGATTACAGCCGCGCCACGGGCGATATGTACGCCATCATGGGCATGAAGCTGTGGGCTGAGTATCTGGACGGCATTGCCGTGGCTACCGTTTCTGTGGCCGGCGCAGGCTAAATAGGAGGGCAGCGTAATGCTTGAACAAGTCTTACGGCACTTGAACAACTGGTTCCTTGTGGAGATTCACGAGGGCACGTTCGCCGTGGAGAACGGCAGCATTGCGCTGCCCTTTCTCCTGACCAATCAATATTTCCGCATCTGCGGCTCTGTGTTTAATGACGGTCTGCATCAATATCCGGCGGCTGACCTTACGGATGAAACCTTTACCGGAACGGTGTGGGTGTTGGCTGTTCCGAAGGCTGTGGTTTTGCTTGCCGAAGATATCGCCGCATGGGAAGAAAAGAACGGTGAAGCCGTTTTAAGCCCGTACACGAGCGAAAGCTTCGGCGGGTACAGTTACACCAAGGCAAGCGGCGGAAATGCCGACACGAGCGCCGGGACGGGCTGGCAGGGCGCTTTTAAAGGCCGGTTAAATGACTGGCGCAAGCTTAAGGGGGTGGAACCGTGAGTTTACTGGACGATTTTGCCCACAAGTGCATTTTGATGGAGAAAAAGCGCACGCCTGACGGTGCGGGAGGCTACATCACTGCGTGGGAAGAGGGCGCGGAGTTCCTCAATTACCAGTCTCTTGACACATCGATGGAGGCGCGAAAAGCGGAAAAGGACGGCGTTACCTCGGTATATTCCGCGCTGGTCAACCAGAGCGTTCCCATCGAGTACAACGATTATTTCCGCGATACGGAAACGGGGATTACCTATCGTGTGACCTCAAATCCCGAGGAAAAAGCTGCGCCAAGGTCTGCGGGGGCGACCGTCCGAGCACTGAAATTCTTCACCGCAGAGCGAAAGGAGCTGCCGAAATGACAAAGGACAAGGCACTCCATGCGTGGTTTTCCCAATTCCTCCCGTCGTATCCGACCTCGAATGTGCCGGAGGATGCGACCTTCCCGTGGCTGACCTATGAGCTTATCACAGGATCATGGGAGAGCGGCGAGACCGCGCTGACGGTCAACCTCTGGTATTACACCGAGAGCGAAGCGATGCCCAACGCAAAGGCACAAGAAATCAGCGAAGCAATCGGCATGGGTGGCTGTATGGTCGCCTATGACGGCGGAGCAATGTGGATCAAGCGTGGCTCCCCGTGGTGTCAGAACATCGCAGACGAAAGCGATAAAAACATCAAGCGAAGGTATCTCAACATCACGGTGGAATACCTATCGCAAAACTGATGAAAGGAAGAAAATATGAAATTCACAAAAATTCCCTCTGATGCATTTCAGAAGCTCCAGATAAACGCCGGTATTCTGACTACCGATTTTACCCCGGCCACCGGTACCATCGGCGAAGCCGGTCAGATCGGCGCAACCACCGGCGGGATCAATTTTACCGCCACTCCGACCTATACGGACTTCGGCGAAGATATCGACAACTGCCCGAAAAACATGAAGGAGCTGAAGCGGCTCGAATCGTGGGAAGTGAAAATGGCCGGCACGTTTGTCAACGCGTCCACTGCGATCGCAAAGAGCCTTTGCGGCGCTGCTGACATTGGCACGACTGACACCACAAAGATCACGCCCCGAAACGACATCAAGGATGCGGACTTTGACGACATCTGGCTTGTCGGCGACTACTCCGACAAAAACGGAGACACCAACGGCGGTTTTATTGCGATCCATATGCTGAACGCCCTCTCCACCGGCGGATTCCAGATGCAGACCGCCGACAAGGCGAAGGGGCAGTTCGCGTTTGAGTACACCGCTCACTACTCTATGAGCGCACAGGACACGGTTCCCTTTGAAATCTACATCAAGGCCGGTACGGCGGAGGCGTAACACCATGAAACTGTCAAAAATTAAGGGGGAGCGAGTGTTTGATGTTATCGCAGACATTATCGATCCTATTGCCAACATAGCCGAGGACAAAGTAGCCGCAGCGTTGTTTCAGCGTCAGAAGCTCCCGGATGGCGTAAATGCAAAGGACTTTGTATTGGCAAGGGTTAAGAAATCTGCTCCGCTGCTTTTGCGTGGGCACAAGAAAGATCTGATTGCAATTTTGGCGGCTGTGGAAGGCGTGCCTGCAAAAAAATATGCCGCTGAGCTGACGCTTGCCAAGTTGCTGGTTGATGTTACTGAGCTTATGACGGACGAGGCCTTTACGGACCTTTTTACATCTGCGCAGACCGAGACGGCAGAAACGCCGTCCGGCTCTGTGCAGGAGAATATCGGGGAAGCCAAAGAGTAAAGCCATTTCTGGCATACTGTGTAGCGCGGTATAAGCAGGATGCAGAAGAAAAAGCATATCGAATTTATTCTGCTGATCTGCTTAAAGCAATATGCGAGCGATGCGCAGGCGTTTCAATCGATAAACGATATATTGAAATTATAGATGTGAGCAAAAAAGACAATCGCTCCTGTGAAGAAATCACCAGAGATATTGTCAATCGGTGCGGGTTACAAGTTAAAAAAGCCGCCCCGTGAAGGGGCGGCGGGCGAATATGCATTACTTGAGGACATAATCAGAAATCATTCTTCCGATTTTCCCGATGTCTGTGCCTCCCTTAAACTCGAACTTTGCGACATAACCATTGGAGAATGTCAGGACAAGTTCGCTATCCGGGATGATTTCGGCAAATCCTGGGGTTTGCACGGAGAAAAACTGCACTTTCGAATAGGGCATAGAGCCGAAGGACTTGCGCTTTCCTGTAATCCCCTGTACATCAACCGATATGACTCGTTTGTTAGTAAAAATCAGCTGGTCGCGTACGGTCTTAAATGCGGCAGCGATTTCTTCCCCGTCAATCAACAAGCCATTCACTTCACCACGCACATCGGAAACGGGAATCGGCTTTAAGTCCCACACAGAATCTTTGTTAAAACTTATCATAAATAATCCCTCCTTGCCGATATCATACCATACTATCAATGGAATGTCACGAATAATTTTCAGAATTTACAAAGAGAGCGAGGTGAACGCATGAATCTTCTTGATCTGTTTGTGAAAATATCTGTGCAAGACGAGGCAAGCGAAAATGTAGAGACATTGTCAGGAAAATTCAAAAATGGGCTTGCCGCTGCGGCTAAAGTCGGCGCCGCAGCTGTAAGTGCGGCTGCTACCGGCATTGCCGTGCTTACAAAAAAAGCGCTTACCAACTATGCTGAGTATGAACAACTGGTCGGTGGCGCACAGCTTATGTTTGGCGAAGCCTATGACTATATTGCAGATAAGGCGGCAAACGCATACAAGACCGTGCAAATGAGCCAGAATGACTATTTGCAACAGGTAAACGGCTTTGCCACAGGGCTGAAAACTGCGCTTGGAGGAAATGAACAGGCGGCAGCAGAACTGGCCGACAGGATCATCAACGCAGAAGCGGACGTTGTGGCGGCAACCGGCAATTCGCAGGAAGCCGTGCAGAACGCCTTCAACGGAATCATGAAGTCCAACTACACGATGTTGGACAACTTGCAGCTGGGCATCACTCCTACAAAAGAAGGATTTCAGGAGGTTATCGACAAGGTAAACGAATGGAACGAAGCGAACGGCAACGCCACAAATTACCAGATTGAAAACCTTGCTGATGCACAGTCCGCCCTTGTAGATTATATTACGATGCAGGGGCTCGCCGGGTATGCATCGGCAGAAGCGGCAGGCACGATTCAGGGTTCCGTTGCATCCATGAAGGGCGCATGGCAAAACCTGCTTGTTGGTATTGCGGATGATAATGCGAACTTCAAGGAGCTGACTACCAATTTTGTTGATAGCCTTGTTGCCGTTGGTGAAAATATCATACCGAGAATAAGCGTAGTTATTCAGGGCTTAACGCAGCTTATCACGGAAACGTCCCAGACAATCATTCCGTTGGCTGTGCAGATTTTGCTTGAAAACCTGCCAAGCATTGTTGCTGCTGGCATGGATTTGATCATTGCGCTTGTCAGCGGCATCCTTGACAACATCGATATGCTGATTGACTGTGTGCTGGAAATGGTTGATGTCATAGTCGATAAGTTGATTGACAACTTGCCGAAGCTGATCGATGGTGGAATCAGGCTGATTGCTGCACTTGCTAATGGACTGATTCGTGCCATACCGAATCTGGTATCAAAAATCCCCCAGATCATTTCGTCTATCGTGAAGGGACTTATCAGCGGCATCCCCGCAATTTTCGATGTCGGCAAGAACATAGTCGAAGGACTTTGGAACGGCATCAAAAACATGGGTTCGTGGGTTACTGGAAAAGTAAAAGACTTTTTCGGTGGAATTGTAGGTGGAGTTAAGGATTTCTTGGGCATCCACTCCCCGTCTAAAGTGTTCGCCGGTATCGGCGGGTTTATGGCCGAAGGTCTGGGCGAAGGCTTTGACGATCAATTCAAGTCCGTAAAAAAGGACATTGAAAACAGCATGAACTTTGACGCTGGCACAATTACCGCAGATGCGAACATCAGCAGGCACTATACAAGTGGTTCTTACGGAGCAGCAAGCACAAGCTGGGGCGGCGATTCCGGAAAAATTGTAATGCTGCTGGAACAGTATTTGCCTATGCTGGCAAATATGAAAGTCATCATGGACAGCGGTCAGGTTGTCGGTTTGCTTGCCCCAGGCATGGATGAAGAACTGGCCAAAATCAATGCGAGGAGGGCAAGGGCTGTATGATAGGAAAAGTATTTTTTGACGGAAAAGACACTTACGCAGAATACGGCCTGTTGCTTGCAAGCAAGTCCATTTCTCTGCCGGAAGTCCGCACGAATATGATTGATGTTCCGGGCCGGGATGGCCTGCTGGACGCTTCCGAAGTGTTGACCGGCGAAGTGACCTACAAAAACCGCACCATTGCACTGATACTCACCGGCGTGGACACGGTGAGCGGCAAGAAATGGCCTGCCACGCTTTCTGACTTCTGCAACAAAGTCCACGGCAAGCACGTGAAAGTGGCCTTCCCCGAGGACACCGCCCATTATTACAGTGGGCGGTGCTCCGTTGGGCAGGTGGAGCTTGTCAAAATAAAGCAGACAATTCCCGTTACTGTTGATTGCGATCCGTGGAAATACAAGAAAGAGAAAACAACTGTGACACGGGCTGATTTGGGAACGGCATATAAACAGCTTACGCTACCGAATGAAAGCCGCCCGGTTATTCCCACAATCACGGTGGCGCAAGATACCGTATTACTTTGGGACAACAACACCATCAATGCCAGCGCTGGAGATCACATTTTCCCCGCCATTCGGCTTGCGGCTGGCAGCAACAGCCTGAAGGCGAAGGTGGCCAGCGGCACCGGTAGCATCACCGTTACATATCAGGAGGCCAGCCTGTAATGTACCAACTAAAATATCAAAACTATATCCTGTATGACCCGCGCCTTGCGGATGAAAAACTAATCGTCCGTGACCCCTCTGTGAAGCTGGCGGTCAGCAAGGCCGGGGAAATGTCCTTCACAGTGGACGCAGACCATCCGTATTTAAGCAATCTTCGGCGCATGAGCGGCCTTGTGGAGCTGCTGGACGGCACTTTTCCTATATATAGGGGGAGAATAACCAGCGATATAAAAGACTTCTACGGGGCGCACAAAATCGAAACAGAGGGCATTATGGCGGTGCTGAATGACAGCATCATACCACCGTTCAACTTCCCAGAGGACTTTACGGAGGACGCTTCCTATAAGGCCGCAGCCGCAAGCGGGAATGTGGTGGAGTTTTTCTTCCGCTGGATTCTGTCACAGCACAATGCGCAGGTGACCGCAGAGCAGCAGATCAAGCCCGGCGTGGTCACCGTGTCCGACCCGAACAATTACATCACACGCAGCTCCAAGGAGTACGCCACGGCAATGTCCACGATATCCGACAAGCTGATTAAATCGGCTTTGGGCGGGTATCTTCTGATCCGATATGAGGATGACGGGAACTATCTGGATTATTACGCTGCGTTGCCGCTCACAAATACGCAGTCTGTGGAATTTGCTGAGAATCTCCTTGACCTTTCCAGCGAGACGGACGGAACAAACATTTACACCGCTATTCTGCCAGAGGGCAAGGACGGCTTGACCATCGAAGCGCTGCCAGATGGTGATTTGACAGATGACCTTGTTAAATCCGGGCTTACTATTTATAGCAAGTCTGGCATGGCCACATACGGGCGCATTACCCGGCACATCAAATGGGATGATGTGACTGTTGCCGCCAACCTTCAGACCAAGGCGAAGGCGGCGCTGGCTGACAATGGCCTGTCCATGCCGGAGACCATCACCTGCAAGGCAGTTGATTTGGGCTGGCAAGATGGCATCCAGCATTTCCGGGTGGGCCGGATGACGGCCCTTTTCAGCACTCCGCACGGCTACAGCGCGTCCTATCCGCTGATGGAGTTGGCCCCGGATATTCTTGACCCCGGCAACACACAAATCACGCTGGGCGCTACCCAGCAAACCTACACGGGGGCGCAGATAGATGCCAAGCGTGAAACGGATAAACGCATCGAAAGCACACGGCAGGAGATTTCTGAGCGGGTGGACGAATCTTCAAGCCAAGTGATTCAGGCCACACACCAGCAGATTACCGATCTGCAGCAGAATGTCAACTCCATCATCCTGTCCGCTCTGGAAAACTATGTAGAAACCGGGGATTTTGACAGCTACAAAGAGGAGGTCAGCACAAAGCTGTCTGTGCTGACTGACCAGCTGAGCATTGACATCACTAAGGTAACCGAGCGCATTGACAAGGTGGACGGCGATCTGCAAAGCAAGTACAGCGAGATCACAAAGGCTTTCCGGTTTACGTCTGACGGCCTAATCATTGGCGAAACGGGCAATGAAATCCTGCTGCGGCTGGATAATGATGTGTTGCAGTTTGTCCGCAACAACACACCGGAGTTGCAGATCACCGCAGAGGGCGTGGAAGCAATGCGTATCAAGGTATCTATCCTCTGCATCGGAAACGTGGTTTGGACGGAGGACGAAAACGGCGATGTAATTGCCAGTTGACAGGAGTTGAGAACATGGCGTCCATTTACAGCAGCACAAACAAAGGCTGGCGCTTGCGTCTGGATTGGTCAATCACAGGCCAGTCTATCGCAGACAACAAAAGCACATTAAGTCTTGATTTGTGGGTATATGACGGAACCGGATATTCACAGAACGAGAGCAGCGGCGAAGCGTATTATATACTTCAGGGCGAAAAACGCTGGAATCCGTATAATTACAGTTCCACCGGATGGTACAAACTGGGCAGCAAGACTATTACAGTCAGCCATAATGCAGACGGCACGAAAAGCATTGCGTTGACAGCAGAGTGGGACTGTGGCTTTGACAGCTCCTACACGCCACGCCATTTGTCCTTGTCGGAAACGGTGACGCTGACCACCATTCCAAGAGCGTCCACGGCCACCACAAGCGGCTCCACGCTGGGGAAAACCTTGACCATCACCATCAAGCGGGCCAGCAGCAGCTTTACGCACAAACTCTATTACACCTGCGGCAGCGTCAAGGACAAACTGATTGCCGAAAATGTAGGCACATCGTACAGTTGGAACGCACCGCCTGTGTCTCTGGCACAGCAAGCACCAAACGCAGAGACTGTGGCGCTCACACTCACAGTAAAGACGTACAACGGTAGCACCTATGTTGGGGCGTGGTCAACGGCTGTTAAGCTTGCCGTGCCGTCAACCGTGGTTCCGTCCTTGTCTGTTGCAATCGATGATCCAACAGGTGTGTCCAACACCTATGGTGGATATGTCCAGCTTCGCAGCAAAGTCAAAGTGGATATCACCGCATCCGGTGTGCAGGGCAGTTCCATCAAGTCTTACAGTATCAAGGTGGGCAGCATCTACGCTGCGACATCGGCCAGTGGTACAACGGATTATCTGCCCGGTTCCGGCGAACTGATTGTTGCTTGCGCCGTTACGGATAGCCGAGGGCGCACGACTACAAAGACACAAAGTATCACTGTCCTCGCTTATAGCAAACCAGCAATTACTGCTATTTCTGCCGCCCGTTGCAATGCCGATGGAACAGCAAACCGGGCTGGCACTTATGGCAAGGTGACTTTCTCCGGGGCCATTACTTCACTTTCTGCTAAAAACACCGCAGCATATGCGGTGCAGTATAGGGAAGTCGGCGCTGAAGATTGGACTACGGCAGGCCGACCGGCGGCGGGAAACTATGATCCTGCTGATATTTCTGCCGTGTTTGCTGCAGACAAGAGCAAACGCTACGAGGTGCGTGTGGTGGCGACGGATGCATGGGAGGGTGTAGGTTCCTCTCTGAGAGATCTGCCGGCAGCGTATGCCCTTTACCATCTGGCAAAGCATCTGCTGTCTGTGGGGCTGGGCCGTCTATGTGACAAGGCAAATGCAATCCAAGTGGGGCTGGATGCTTATTTTGATAGGGATGTACAGATAGACGGCACACTGGCGGTAGGAGGGACGACGTTGCTGGATTATGCGCATCCGGTGGGGAGTGTATATATCTCTACTGCGGCCACCGACCCGGCCAATCTTTTTGGCGGCGGGACGTGGGAACGCATAAAGGATGTATTCCTGTTGGCTGCGGGTGATACATACGCAGCCGGGGCCAGCGGCGGAGAAGCAGCGCATACACTGACCGCAAATGAGATGCCGAGCCATACGCACAATCCGGCCAATCAGGCGGGGTATTACGGCTTTATCACCAACAGCCAGAAGGCGTTCACCGTGGGTGATATGGGCGTTCAGAGCGGCAGCGGGCGGTACTATCCCTACGCATCGGCGGCATTTGACATCAGCCGCAACACGGCGACCGGTGCGACCGGCGGCGGGAAGGCTCATAACAATATGCCACCATATCTGACGGTGTATGCTTGGCGGCGAACAGCCTAATCGTCTCGCTGCGGGTCAGTGGGAAATGGAAGGAACCACCTTATAACATAGCCCCAGAGGAGAAAGGAAATTACTGAATGGAAACAATCGTCGTAGCTATCATCACCGGCGGTTTGTCTCTGCTGGGGGTAATCATCACCAGCAACAAGACCACCCGTGATGTGCAGGCCAAGCTGGACACGCAGCAGGCCGTCACCGACACCAAACTGGACGAGCTGACACGGGAAGTCCGGGAGCATAACAACTTCGCCCGGCGCGTTCCGGTGCTGGAAGAGCAGATCAAGGTCGCCAATCACAGGATAGCGGATTTGGAAAGATTATCCAACCACTAAGCATCGCAGATTTACAGTATGAGGAGGGATATATATGTATCGAGGTACGACCCCTACGCTGACATTCCAGCTACCCATCGACACGGGAAGTATCACGGTGCTGTCCATTGCCGTGGCTCAGGCCGGACAGGTTAAAATCGAAAAAGCATTGTCGGATGTACAGCTGGACGGGAATGTTGTCTCATGCACGCTGACGGAAGCCGAGACCCTGTCGCTTACTGCCGGGAGAGGCATTGACGCAAAGATACAGCTCCGGGTGGGCGTAGGCGGTCAGCGCATGGCATCTCAGGTATTCGAAGTGCCGGTGGAACGTATTCTCCGGGATGGTGCGCTATGATCGAGTTTGCGGTAACTTTTTCTCCCGGCGCTGACCTGGAGGTCAACATGGGGCAGGTGATGGAGGTGTATGCTACCGAGGAGCGGACGGTGGAGCTGTCTATGCCCTCCGGCAATCAGGTCATCCTGCCCACCAGCAGCAAAGGAATGCGTAAGGTGACGATTCAAAAACCGGACACTATGCTGCCAGAGAACATCAAGAAGGATGTGGTGATCGGCGGCGTGACCGGCGCCCTTGAGGCACCACCGACAGGCCCTTATATAGCGTATACGTCCCTCGACAGTTCTGGTAGAGTGTTTACTGCTAAATTTCGAGGAACCATTGTTCCAGAGTATGCATTCGCTTATTTGGCGGAATTGACATCAGTAGATATGCCAGACAATGTAATTGCAATTGGTGATAGTGGTTTTTATCGCTGCCCAAAGCTCCAATTAACAAGTCTCCCACCCGGAATTACCTCACTCGGAGATTTTGCATTCTCTGATTGTTCAAAGCTAGCGTTAACAAGCCTCCCTTCTGGAATCACCTCAATTGGAGACCAGGCATTTAGGGATTGCTTTAGTCTCGCATTGACAAGTCTTCCTTCTAGAATTACCTCAATCGGAGATTACACATTTAGGAATTGTTCAAAGATGGTACTAACAAGTCTCCCTTCTGGACTTACCTCAATCGGAGATTTTGCGTTTCTCAATTGTTACCAACTATCAATGACGACCCTGCCTTCTGGAATTACATCAATCGGACAGTATGCATTCAACAATTGCCCAAGGCTCGCATTGACAAGTCTCCCTTCTGGGATTACTTCATTGCCAACAGCCGCATTTCAGTACTGCCCAAAGCTCGCATTGACGACCTTCCCGTCTGGAATGACCTCGATTGGAACTTATGCATTTAGGCAGGGTACAGGTCTCGCATCAATAACCCTCCCCCCCGCACTCACTACAATCGGAGATTTTGCATTTGCCAATTGTACTGGGTTAGAAACGGTTAGATTTACGAGCACGGTATCCTCAATTCCAAATGGAGTATTTTCCGGATGCCCAAAACTGTCTACCATTTATGTCCCGTGGTCGCAGGGGCAAGTAGCAAATGCTCCTTGGGGTGCGAGCAATGCCACCATCGTTTACGATTATTCTGGGGAGTAAACAAAGACTTATCAACATTTTTTGTGTGCCCAAATCGGGCACGGAAAGGAGCAATTATGGAAACTTTTGGCATCGCAAGCGTGGCGGTTATCACCGTCATCACCTACCTCGTGGGGTTGGTGGGCAAGGCCAGCAGCATGAACGACAAGTGGATCCCCATCCTGTGCGGGGTCTGCGGCGGTCTGCTGGGGGCTGTCAGCTACTATCTGGCACCCATCCCGGACTTCCCGGCGGGTGATCCCATCACCGCCATTGCCGTGGGCATCGTCAGCGGTCTGGCGGCCACCGGCATCAATCAGGCTGTCAAGCAGCTGAGCAAGGGGGAGTGAGATATGGGTAAGCGCATCACTGCCGCATATCCCATCGCCAAGGCGGGCGGTATCCCTATCAACACCAGCATCCCGGCCAGCAAGGAGACCTATGACCGGCTGGGCGGGCGGGACGTGGCCTTTGTGGTGCTGCACTACACGGGCAACGTCAGCGACACCGCCAAGGCCAACTGCAAGTATTTCGCAGGCGGCGACCGGGAGGCCAGCGCACACTACTTTGTGGACGAGGACAGCATCTACCAGTCCGTACCGGCCTGTGACCGGGCGTGGGCGGTAGGCTCTCCCGATCCGGTACATCCCCTCTGCCGCAACACCAACAGTATCTCTATCGAGATGTGCTGCTCCGGGAACTACCATGTTTCCGAGCGCACCAAGGCCAACGCTGCGGCACTGACGGCGGAGCTGTGCAAGCTGCTGGGCATCTCCGGCGTGGACACCTACGTCCTGCGGCACTACGACGTGACCGGGAAGTCCTGCCCCCGGCAGATGGCAGGGAAGAACAATGCGGAGTGGGAGGCGTTCAAGGCCAGCGTCAAGGCGCTGCTGAACGAGCAGCCCAAACCCGCACCGACGACGAAGGAGGAGACGATCAACATGGAACTGCGTATGCTGCGCCGTGGCATGGAGGGCAACGATGTCCGGGCCGCCATGCTGCTGATGAAGGACAAGGGCTATTACCCGGATGAAATTTGGGGCGGTGACAAGCTCTTCGGTCCCAAGATGGAGGCGGGCCTGCGCCGGATGCAGGCAGATCACGGTCTGGGCGTTGACGGCATCATCGGTGCCGCCAGCTGGAATTTTCTGCTGAAATAAAGGATAAAATAAATCCACTGGAGGGCGCAGAGGACACCGCTACGCCGGCCTCACGCCCGTGCATAAACATCCGCACCTCCACGGCACACCGTGGGAAATGATAGATCAGCACAAAAGAATCCGCAAAAAACTATCCACTATGGCACCATGCCGCGCCACAGAAACAATCCGTGCGGTAGGGCTACCGGAAGACGAGGAAACCTGTGTAATTGACGTGGACATTTTTGGCCGCACCTGCGTACAGACGGCGGCAAAACTACATATCAGCGTAGATGGATTTTACAAATTGCGCCGCCGCGCATACCAAAAACTGGCGGATGCATTCAATTCCTAAAAATAGCCGCGCCCTTTTTGGGTGCGGCTATTTTTCGTTTTTGCACACAATTGGTGTACACTGTAACTACATTATTGCAGAATCAAGGCAGAATCCGGGCAGTTTATTTGCCCGGATTTCTTTTATTATAGAGGCAAGGAGGCGGGAATATGTACGAGCGCTTAATCAAATGCGGGTTTACCGCGCAAATGGCGCAGGATATTTGCATTCTGTACGCAGACGATCCCCAGGGGCTTTTAGCGTATGTGGAAATTGCTGAAAGCCTATATAGGGGTTGCAATCATGTATAAATATTTTAATCCAAATCCCTGCGGGAAAAACGTGTCCGATTGCACTGTCCGTGCGATCTGTAAGGCCACGGGAAAGGATTGGGGCGAGGTTTATCTCCGGCTGTGCATGCGTGGCTACTTGGACGGCGATTTACCCAATGCAAACGCCTGTTGGGGCGCATATCTGCGGTCCTTAGGCTACCGGAGATACATCATACCGGACACTTGCCCGGACTGTTACACGGTCGGCAGGTTTGCCGATGAGCACCCGCGCGGGACGTATATTCTCGCCCTCTCTGGGCATGTGGTGTGCGTTCAGGACGGGATCATCTATGACAGCTGGAACAGCGAGAACGAAATCCCGCTTTATTTCTGGGACAAAGAAACGGAGGAATGAACATGGCATATCCCTATTTCAACCCCTATTATCCACAGCCGATGCCGGACAACCTCATGCAGATGCGGCAGATGCAGCAGCCACAGATGCAGCCCATGCAGCAGCCTATGTCGCAGCCAGGGCAACAAAACCCCATCGCGCAAGGCGGCGTACAGTGGGTAAGCGGAGAGCAGGAGGCAAGAGGTTATCTCATCGCGCCCAACTCTGCCGTAGCGCTGTGGGATTCCACCGCCCCCACCGTTTACCTCAAGCAGGCAGACGCAAGCGGGAAACCGACGCTCAAGATTTATGACCTCGTAGAACGCACAGAAACGGCCCCTAACGCGCCGCAAAAGCCGGGCGTGGAATTTGTCACCCGCAAGGAGTTTGACGCGCTGGCGGCGCTTGTGGGCGAATTGAAGGGCAAGAAGAAGCGCAAGGAGGACGATGACGATGAATAATCCCTTTTTCGGAGCGCTCGGCGGCGGCAACGGCTTTATGCAGATGTTGCAGCAGTTCCAACAGTTTAGGGCGAATTTTCAGGGTAACCCAAAAGCGGAGGTCGACAAGCTTTTGCAATCTGGGGCTATGAGCCAGCAAGAGTTAAACCAACTTCAATCTATGGCAAAACAGTTCGAGCATTTATTCCATTGATCTTATCGTGGCCACGATTTGATAAATAAAATTTATGAAAGGGGAGATAATATGTCTCTTTCCGACGGTGCTCCCATGATGACTATGCCGGTCGCGCCCGCGAACAGCTACGGCGGTGGCATGGGTATGTGGGGCGAAAACTGGATCTGGATTATCGTTCTTTTCCTCTTCGGCTGGGGCCGCAACGGCTGGGGCAACAACGCTGGCAATTCCGGCGGTGTCGTAGACGGCTACGTGCTGACCTCTGATTTTGCCAATGTCGAGCGCAAGATCGACAGCGTAAATCAGGGCCTTTGCGACGGATTTTACCAGCAGGCGCAGCTTGTCAACGGCACCAACATGGCGATGGCAAACGGCTTTGCACAGGCCGAGCTGTCCCGTAGCAACCAGCAAGCGGCGCTGATGCAGCAGCTCAACGCCATGCAGATGCAGGCCGCAAATTGCTGCTGCGAGAATCGCGCGGCTATCGCACAGGTGCGCTATGACATGGCGGCGCAGGCGTGCGACACGCGCAACACCGTGCAGAACGCGACCCGCGACATCATCGACAACGCTAACAGCAACAGCCGCGCAATCCTCGACTTCCTGACGCAGAGCAAGCTCTCTGACCTCCAGGCCGAGAACCAGGGCTTGAAGCTGGCGGCAAGCCAGGCGGCGCAGAACAGTTATCTGGTGTCTCAGCTCCGGCCTTCTCCCATTCCGGCCTACACGGTGCAGAACCCCTATTGCTGCAACCAGTTTGCCTGTTGTGGCTGCTGACAACTGCATAGCGTAGCTTTTCCCTATGTTGGGAAATGGTCGGCCCCGTGCCGATACTAAACAAAAGCGGCGGGGCAATAGCCCTGCCGCTGTATTTTATGAAAGGACTGAAATTATGGCTGAATATGTAAATCCCGGAATCGTGACCGTCCCTGCAGGCCAGAATGTTCCGATGGTCTCCACGGCGGCTTGCGGCAAGCCCTGCATCGTCCACCGTGAGGGCAGCGGGCTCGTCACCCTGCGCGGGCTGACGCAGCAGTGCAAGGCGCGCTTTAAGGTGAGCTTTGGCGCGAACATCGCCGTCCCCACGGGCGGCACGGTAGGCGCGATCACCACGGCGCTTTCTGTCAACGGCGAAGCACTCAACGGAGCTACGGCGACCGTCACCCCGGCTGCGGTGGAAAACTATTTTAACGTCTACGTCAGCGCCATCGTGGAAGTGCCGCGCGGCTGCTGCGTGACCGTGGCAGCAAAGAACACCAGCGCAGAGGCGGTCAGCTTTGCCAATAGCAACCTGACCATCGACCGTGTGAGCTGAGAAAGGAGAACACAATGGGTATGAAATCTATGTATGAACTGCGGGATATGCTCTGCAAGGAGCTGGACGAACTGGCCCGAAAAGGCGAATTGGGTGCGGGTGACCTGGAAATTGCCCACAAACTGACAGCAACCATCAAGAACATCGATAAGATCGAGATGATGGAAGACGGCGGCTATTCCCGCGATGAAGACTATTCTCGCCGCTATTCCCGCGACGGAGACTGGCAGTCGGGCATGCGCGGCGCTTATGACCGTGATATGTCCAATGCGAGACGCGGCACGCATTATGTGCGCGGCCACTATTCCCGTGATGGTGGCATCGACAACATGAAACGCCAGTTGCAGGAAATGCTGGACAACGCCGACGACGAAAGCATCCGCAGAGCCATCCAGCGCTGCATGGACACGATCGAGGACTAAAGGGGGTGCACCCCTATGGTCGACGAGAATGAGGTCAAGCGCTGGATAGCTCGCCTTGAAACAGAAGAATCGAGCTGGACAAACTATGAGAAACTGGCGGCGCTCTACATTATCCGTAACGAGCACGGCGGGGAGCAACTGCAGGCGAAAGCGCTCCCAATGCTGTATTCTGCAGAGCCTGCGCCGGCCAAGAGAATAAAACCCTCCGGCAGTGAATTTTTGAAAGCGGTTGGGAATGTAGCGCAGGATAGGGCGTGGGAAGTTATGGACGAGCTTATGGACACACTAAAAATCGTCAATGAGAAAGCTTATAACAGCGTCCTAAAAAAACTAACCTAAATCGCTACTACTAACACGTTACTAACAAAGTTAATCTTGGCAAAAATAAAAAAGTCCGGGAACCCTTGAGATTCCTGGACTTTTTTGGTGGAGACTGCTGGACTCGAACCAGTGACCTCCTGCGTGTGAATTATAATCGTTTTGAATATATAGGCACAAAAGTTTATAAGAATAACAATATTTGTTACTATTTTGCAACTTTTAGCAGAGCGATTTTGCACGGGCTTGCCTTGGCTCCCGTCGGTAACTAACAAACTACTAACAAATTTTCGCCTTTTTAACGGCCTGCACCAATTCCTCCGCTGACGTATGGACGTATATATTTGCGGTAGTGGAGTAGTTGGCGTGGCCGAGGATCCTCTGTAGCGTCTCCGGAGCAATCCCCGCTTTTCTCGCCCAGCTCGCATAGGTGTGCCGGGTGGAGTGCGGCGTTTTGCGCTGGATTTTTAATTTTTCCAAAAGCGGATAATAATCCCGGCGGCGGAAGTTTGCTGGGATTTTTTCCCCAGCATAGCCGGATATGAGCAGTGGGCCAGTAGCCTTATTTGCAAAATAGGCAAAGTATGGGATCCCTTCGGGGCGGATTGGGATGATCCTGTTTCGCCCAGCCTCCGTCTTTTCACCGCCGACCACATAATCTTTGTGATAATCTTTAGCCGGTAGGGAAAACAATTCCCCTATGCGCATTCCTGTGTAAATCAGCATGAGGATAATTTTTGCGGTGTCGCTGCCGTCCGCTTCCAGCTTGCTTATTTCAGCATCGGTAAATGTTTCTTTTTCTTTTTTTGTGTTTTCGGGGAGCTGGACGAATTTTGCAAAATTTGTTGTGATGATCTCCTCGCGCATGGCCCATGTGGACATCTGCGTTATGAGGTGCTTATACTTGGACACAGTGCTATGGGATTTATGCATATGGGCATCCAGTACGCCCTGGAAATCCGCCGTTTTTAAGTCCCGGAACTTCCGGTCGTGCAGCGGCGCAAAAATTTTAAATGCGCCGTCATAGCCTTCTATACCGTTTGGCCCTATTTTTTTGTAATGCTCCTCTTTCCAAGCGTCAAACACCTGGGCAAAGGTCATGTTGTACCGCTCCGTTAAATCCTTGCCTGCAAGACGTTCCAGCGCCGCTATAGCATCTTTTTTGGTGGGGTAATATCCTATAATGATTTTTTGCTTTGCAGCCACCCAGGGCCTGCGTCGGCGCCCGGCGAGCTTATACACTGTCCCGGTTCCGTTGGCCCTCCTCATTGCTTTTCCCATTTTTATCCTCCTACCCTATATTTTTATCAGTTTGATGGTGCCTGTAATATCGCAGCGCATTAATCAGCGAAGCAATGATTACACCGACGCCCACCGCAAGCAGAGCAAATAGCATCCAGCCGATTGATGTAATCTGCCCGTTGCGGATAAGCCCTGTTTGCGGGACGCTTGAATCAAACGCCAAATATCCAAATATTATGGATACGGCAATTGACAGCGAAAACGCCAGGATATACACCCAAATTTGCAATACGCGCTCCTTTTTTTCGTGCTTTGCCACTGATCCGGTCAGCTGCTCCATGCCGCCCTCCAAGTGCGCAATGCGTAGGGCTGCGCTATGCTTTGCATCTGCATCGGCCATTGCTCTGTGGGCCTCTGCCAGCTGCTCCTCCGTGGTTGGCCTCTTTACGATACCAAAATACTCATCTATAGACACACCGAGGGCGGCGCATATAATCCCCATTTTGTATAGGCTTGGATCCTTTGACGACGCAGAAAAGTAATTGCTGATCGTGGACGATGACAGATCTGTTAAATCGGCTAAGTCTTGCGTGGTAAGATGCTGGTCCTCTTTTGCATCTCTGCAAATATCCTGCAAAGTTTTTTCCATTTCTTCCCCTCCTGCCTTATTTCGGGCAAACCTCTCCGTTTGTTTTTATCTGCTAATCGTATATTATCCGGTTTTTGGATTGACTTGCCAAACAACAAACTGATACTGTGGGTATGCGGCCAAGAGCCAGTGACGGCGATAGGCGGCAAAAAATCCCCACCGTCCGGTGCGGGGGCGGTGGGGACTATATGAAATAATCTTCTGTGGATTTCACTTAATCCCCAATAGCTTGCCGACTTTTCTTTGTCGCCCCGCCTTTGTTGTAGGAATTCCCGTTGCTTTTGCAATCTTGCGTTTTGCGCTGGTAATTCCAAGCGCACGTTTCCAGCTAAAGGAAAGCCCTGGTATTTTAAAGGAAGATTTTTTAGCCATTTCTAATTATGCTCCTTCTTAAAAAAATTTTTATATTGTTGCCCTAAACTGTGCAACAAATGCCATATTTTGACTATAGGTAGATAAACCGAAAGGAGAAATAATGTGGATTGTAAGCAGAAAAGTATAAAGATGGAAATTGTAAGCTGTGAAACGGGAAATAAATGTGATATAACAAAGAATGCAGAGCATATTGCGTTACTTTCTGAGGCGATTTCTTTGGCGAGTAAAATGACCCGCAATCAGTTTGATAAAATTATGGAGGCGATAAAATGAAAATTTGGGCTATCAGTAAAGAAAACGGCTACGAGCGCGAAATCGGCCTTGAGCTGGACGGCGTTGACCACGAAACAGCCATCAGTGAGCTTTACAAAATTGCCAGGAATCTTTTTTCCGGTGAACTTGATATGTTTTGGAAAGAGGGAGAGCAGGGCAAGGCGACCTTTTAAAGCTACGCTTTACGCTTGCACTCAATTACGGCTTGCAGCTGGTCGGATACTGCTGCGCAATTTTGGCATTCCCTCACGATTAAACGGCTGAGTTCGTCAACCTTTTCCGCCGCTTCTCCCGTGGATTTTGCGCGATAAATGCCGACGGCATTGGTAGCGGACTGAAAGTTTGCGGGAGACGGATACTTTGCATATAAGGAAACGGCGGCAACCATCGCATCAAAATCGGAATCGCAAGCGGCCTCTTTCTCGTGCGCCCATATTGCCCGCAGCTTTTCGATTTCTGCTTTTGCTGTCCGCTTAGAAATGTAGACAGACACTCCGGCGGATGCCAAAACAGAAAAGGCGGAAACGGCGATTTCACCCCACAAAATACTCATAATTAATTCTCCAAAGCCCCGCGGGCGGCTTTGATAAAAATCCGTAGGGTTTCCTTATCCATTTTTTTCAAAAGCTCGACAGCTTCTTTTAAATCTTCATCTTCCATTACGCCCTCGATCTCCGGATCGGGGGCTTTTTTTGCGCCCTCCGAAGCTGCGGGGGCGGCTACATCGTCCGGCATAATGTCCTCTACGGAGACACCGAGATATTCGGCAATAACGGGAAGGCGAACATTTGACGGCTTAGTTTTTCGCGTGTTCCATTGGCTATAAATGCTATTTGATAGCCCTAATGCGCGGCTTAAATCGGCTCCATTTTTGCCCTTTTTACTCAAGTAAAAGTTGATTTTGTCTATAGCGTCCATTTGCACCTCGTATATATTGTGCAGTTCGCCGAAACTAATAAAAACTAATAGAAAGTGGTTGACTTATAATTTCTAATTAGTTATAATTAGAACCGTCGGGAGGCAATACAAAACCAAGCCCCCTGCACTTAGCGGACTGCGGAAAATATTAAGGGTTGTTGGCACTTCCATAATACCACAGTTTGCTAAGTTGTCAAGTAAAACTTAGTTTTTGTTGATTGCGGAGAGGGAAAGCCGCCCTGATGCCGTAACACCCGTATTCAACCTTAAAAACTAAGCAAGAATCAAACTGGAGGTGACAGAATGAGTTTTCGCAGCGCTCGGTTGGCCGCTGGGCTAAGTGTCCGGCAGGTCATCGAGAAACTAAAGGTGACGGATGCGGCGGTTTACATGTGGGAGACCGGCACGCAGGCACCGAGGGCCAGCCGCTTGCCGGAGATCGCCGAGCTGTACGGCTGCACGGTGGACGAGCTGTTGAAGAAGGAGGATGACAAATGATCGAAACCATGACGCTGCACCAGGCATCGAAGTATCTTAGAGATAAAGGCTTGAGCCTTTGTTCTGACACTCTGGCCGACGGCCTGGAGCAGGGCGTGTACCCCTTCGGCGTGTGCATCCGCACCGACCGCAGCCGGGTATTTCAGATTTTTAAAAAGAAGCTGGATGCGTGGATTGCAGAGCGGGAAGAGTAAACATGGACGGTTACACATTGACGCTGGTCATAATCGGCGCGGCAACGGTCAGCTATTGGTTTGTGCGGCTGGTGGACAAGCTGGATAGACCCAGCAAATAGTAAATTGGGAGGAAATCGAGATGAAAGCGTGCAAGGGATTTGATAAAAATTTGAGGTGCCGAGGCTTTCAGTATGAGGTCGGCGGCGAGTACACGGAGGAAACCGCAGAGCTGTGCAAGCGCGGACCCCACGCCTGCGAGAACCCGCTGGACACGCTACGCTACTATAGACCTGGCGATAGCCGGTACTGCGAGGTGGAGATTGAGGACAACGGACAGCGTAGCAGCAATGACAGCAAGGTTTGCGGCAAACATATCAAGATCGGCGCAGAAATCGGGCTGAAAGGCGTTATCAACGCCGGTGTGCGGTTTGTGTTTGACAAGTGCGAGAGCGCAACCGAGGAAAACGCATCCGGTTGGAGGGGCAACGCCGCCGCATCCGGTTGGAGTGGCAACGCCGCCGCATCCGGTGATAGGGGCAACGCCGCCGCATCGGGTGAGAGGGGCAACGCCGCCGCATCCGGTTGGAGGGGCAACGCCGCCGCATCCGGTGATAGGGGCAACGCCGCCGCATCGGGTGAGAGGGGCAACGCCGCCG